CCTCTTGCAAATGCTGCGGCGGGATATCCTCATGCGAAACATAGAACATCTGCAAGATACCTTCCGCACGGTCTGCGCCGCTCAAATCAGGATCACTCAGCATTACGAAGATATCGAGGATAACGCGAAAGTCCGTGCGGATCTCATAGCTCTCTCCGTCGATCTCAACGGAGGTAGGCAAGCCCCAATTCATCGGCGATACTTTGCCGTGTACTTCTGAATGCGCGGATTCGTGGCTTTCTGCTCACGAGCAAAGGCGCTGTCTGTCTCATCCATCAGCGCAAGCAGGAAATTTGTCCACACATGCAGGCCGTCCGCCATCGCATAGAGGTTCATGTTGCCAAAGATGCTGTTACACACCGGCTCTTCAAAAAAGCCGTCAATGATCTCGCGCATCTCCTTGTCGCGGCGGTCGGCAATGTTGAAAATCTCAACGCGGTCGCCGCACTTCTGGACTTCATCGGCGTATTTTTCCTGCTTCTTATCCAGTGTGTCAAACGCGTTGTAAAGACGCTGGATAAATGTGCCGTCAGTCGGGTTGAATCGAATGATCACATCGCCCTTAACGCCGTGCACGGTGTATTCCTGCACACCGTTCGCAAAACTAAGTTCCATATTTATCTCTCCTTAAATTTGTTTTCAGGAAGCTTTGTATCAGAATGTTGATCTCTGCCGCTTATCGAAAATCAGAAGTTCTCCACGGCCTCGCCCGCGAGATCGTCCCATTTTTCGCTCATGCTGACAATTACACCGGGCGATTTGCGCCGGTAGCCGTCCCCGTCGCCGCAACTGTCAGAAATTGCCGAAATGCTATCCCATGCCCGCATGACTGCGCCCTCCCCGCTCTGGCAGTCAAGAGCGATAGCGTTAAGGGCTGCGGCCTCTCGGCGGCTGTCCGTAGTCTTTGCGGCTTCGGCTGCGTAGTGACCAACTAACTTTAGCATGGTGTGGTTGCCGTCGAATCTCTCCATGAACGCGGAGTAATCAGCCGGGGAAAGAACGCCGGTTTTCATCAGCTCAAGGGCGTTATTGTCGATTGCGTCAGGGTTTGCAATATTGGCGGCGCGCACTGCCTGTTCCAGCTCTGCGCGGATCGTGCGGCGCGTGGCCTTGAAGTTGTCCCAAACGCGGGCGCTCACCTCGTTAAAGGTGGCTTCTGCGTCATGCAGCTTTAGCGCTGCGCGGGTTGTTCTAACCTGCTTTTCCTCGGCGCTGTCTCCGGGCTTCCATGCGTTAGCGTCACGGCTGGCCTGCTGCGCCTCTTGGAGTACGCGGAAAGCGGTGTTGTATTCGCTGCGGGCTTCTTTGAAAGCTGTATCGAGCTTTCGGGCATAAATGTTAAATTCGCTCATGGTGTAAATTATCCTTTCTTTTTCATGCGCTGCCGCGCTGTTTTTTCTTAAAGGTCGATAATGATAACGCTTTCGCAGTCTGATAAATAATCTCGTGCTGCCTGTTCCGTCTGAAACACCTTTGCAGGGCTTTGCGGCGCTCTGCAAGCCTCCCACGCGCCATTTTCAAGCAGGGTCATAATTGCTACGCCCGTTTGCTTCTGCGCTGCAATCGCCTGTAAAGCGGCGATTCGGGATTTAATGCTGTTCATGCATTCGCCCCATTTCGTATTTAATAAGGCCGTCAAGATCGGAAAGGCGGTTGCCGGAAAGTACGCGGAGAAATTCGCCGTTGTCAGCGGTCATTTCTTCAAGGTTTCCCATTCGTTCTTCGCCGGTGGGGGTGCAGTACTCAAATACAAGCTGCCGCCCGCTGCGTCGCTCCATAAAGGCGCGGATATGGTCAAGGCGTGTTCCTATTTGCATAAATCGTCACTCTCCAATTCCGGCAGGGTCAACCGCCCTCTTTCTACCGCTTCGTCAATAAGCTGATAAAGGCTCAGGCTCAGCGGGTCTATTCCCTCGATTGAGTGCGGAAAAAGAACAATGCGCGTGCCGTCAGGGGTATATGCGCCGTGCTGCATCAGGTAGTTAAAAGGATCTTCTTTTGTGTGATACTCGCCGCCGCCCTCGACAATAAAAACGGTTTCGCCGGTCGCGTGAGATTTTAGAAACTCGCGCAGGGCTGCAAGGCGTGCGTCAACGGTTGGCATTTAATTCTTCCCTCCATTCTTCCAGCTCTCGCAACTGCCTCAAAATGTCGGCCTGTTCGGTCAGCTTCATAGCGCTTTCAATCGCAATCCGCGCCGCATTTGTTCTTGCCGCCGGTTGTGCGTCTGCGTCCTTCATGACCTCTTCCAGCGTATCAAGCGCCGGAGATAGTAAGCGCTGCGCCTGTCGCGTTGCATTTTCTGTCAGCTCTTGAAAAGCCGATCTATACGCCTCGCAAAACTCATTGTTTTGGAAATACGCCCGAAGTGTTCTTGATGTAAGGCCACACTTCCGCGCCGCTTCTTCACGGGATGGGCTGGACAATAGCGCCGCTATCGCTTTCTGCTGATTCTGCGTCAGTGCCATTTTTTTCACACTCCTTTCTCGGAGAATTAAGGAATTTCGCGGAATATATGTCCATGAAATTTGCAAGGCTCATAGTCACGCGCCACGGCTCACGGCTGCGGCGATGGAACACAACAGGCATACCGTCACTAAATCGCTTGCTGTCCGTCTCTGCTTGCTGCATCCACTCCGAAAGCCTGACTTGCTCGCAGCGTTTGACCTCGATATGAATGCCTGGCAAGCCCACAAGGTCGGGCACTTCACCAAAGGACATAGACCCGCCGCGCTCCACGATGTAACCATACTCTCGAAGAATGGCGGCAAGTTCTCTTTCACCGTCTGCACCTTTGCGCTGCGATCTCTTCCCCATCAGTAAAGTTCCTCGTAAAACTTCATTTCCCGGATTCTGCCGCTGAAAAAATGGTTTATGTTTCGGTCGCAGTTGCGATATTTCGTAGCGAAATACCTGTCAATCAGTGCAGGGTATGCCTCTGGCTCAATATCGGCATATACCCCGCCGCTGTATTCCCGGCTGATGAATGGCATATCCTGACAAATGCGCACGATCTGACTTGCTCTAATCGGCGGGTGAGGTCTGCCGGTATATTCTTCGTACTTCTCGAAGTAGTACCGGAATACGCTCAAAGATTCTTCGAGGGTGTACGGGCTAACAGGGTAAACGCTCGCGGTTATTTGAGCAAACTTGTCAAAATCAAAAATCAATTTATCACTCCTTTGCAAAACAAGGGGAGCGGGGCGCAGCCCCCTTATACTTTGTTGAATATCGAAGATATTCCCTTTTACATTTCTGGTTCTGGTTCTTCTTCTGGTTCTGGTTCTGGTTCTTCTTCTGTGTCGGTTGCTATCGGTCGATATCGGTCGATTTATTTCTCTTGGCATTTACTCGCTGTTCATAGCGCTGCCATGCCTCTTCCATGTCAGGGAAGAAAGCAGAGAATGCGATTTTCTCCATCGGCTGCAAGGTGTCGGGAATTTCACCGGTTTCTAAGTAGTCCCAACAGGCCAGAAGAACGTTGACCGCGATTTCCGGCGGGAGTTGCTTGATAAGCTGCCGCCGCTCGATCTTCATTTTGAACCATGATGGGTGTTTTTCCTTGATTTCAGCCATTCCACCCCTCCAAAACCGTCTGCCCGGTCAGGCGGCATAATGTCTCGTTGCAAGCGTCGCGTGTCCGGCACACTTCCCGGAGACGGCGGTCAAGCGAGCGCAGATAAAGCTGCAACTCGCCCGCGTCCCCCATAAAATAGCCCTTGTGTTCGCCGCTGACCGCCGCGCAAATTGGTTGACCTGCGCGGCGCTCGCGCTCAATGCGCTTTGATAACTCCCGCACCGATTTGAAGCCCAAAGCCGCCGCGAGGGTCGCGCCGTCCACGGCATTCTCCGCGCCGTGCGGGAGAAAATCGGCCACTTGACGCGCGGGCGTTGTCGTGGTAAACTCGCCATAGAATGAAGCTGCTGACCCGCCAAGTGCCGCCGCTTCTGCCCGTTTCACGGTTGCCGTCGTGGAGCGGGCTTTTTCGTTTTGTCTCATTCGCTTTTCACCTCCTGCGGTACTCGGCTCATCGCGTCGAGCATTTCCGCGAGTGCGGTCATGTTGACCAAGAACCGATTTCCTGTTTGGATTCCGGGACATTTCCCCTGCGCCACCAAAACGCGAATTCTATGTTCAGAGAGAATCCCGCTTGCAGCGGCTTGTCTAATGGTTTTGAACTCCGGCACAAAAATAGCCCCCTTTTCGTTAATATTTGACGGAAGTCATTGACTTTCGTTCAACTACATGATACAATAAAACTGGTATAAATACAATCGAAAATTAAACATTATAAACTTCGACGGAGGCTAAAGAATGGCAAGAATGAAGCAAGAAATCAACCCTAAAAGCCGCAAAAACTTGAAACGCCTTTGTGATGAGCTGAATATAACTCAAAGGCAGCTTTCAAAAGCGACTGGCATTTCAGAAAATACATTGTCTAAGATAGCAACAGGGAGAGGGCCTCTTACTCGTCAAATAGCAGAGGAAATTATTAAAGTATGTCCATCGTATCGAATTGAATGGCTTTTAGGCTTTGATGAGAATCCGCATGAAACCATACTAATAAATATTCCTGAACTTGAAGAGGCAAAACAATGCTTATCAGCAATAGACCTATTAAGCAAGTCCGGCGTCGAGGTTGGGCAGGTAAATAATGGTGGGCGATTTCTGCCGGCAAGCAAGATAGGTGGATTTGCATTTAGAGATAAGGACGCAGAAGTCAGGCGCGGTAATACTGTTATTTGGAGTGGAGATATTAGGACGCTCGAAAATGTTCTGTTAGAGATTTGTGAATTCGCATTGTTCAAAGTTGAAATGCTACAAAAAAGAAAGGGGGGCTGACGATGGCTAACATTCAAGAACGCCGGGACAAGTCCGGCAAGCTGATCTCCTACTCTATCCGCGTCCACCGTGGCCGTGGTGCTGACGGAAAGCAGCTCAAGCCGTGGACGGCGACCTTCGAAGTCTCGCCCACATGGACGGAGAAAAGCGCAAGAAAAAAGGCCGAGGCTTTCGCCGCGACCTTTGAAAAGGAGTGCCGGGAGGGTGTGACCTCCGACAGCCGTTTGAAGTTTGAGGAATACTGCAATTATGTGATTGATCTGAAAGAGCAGCGCGGGGCAAAACACAATACCATTGTGAGTTATCGAGACCTTGCAGCGCGCATCTATCCCGCCATTGGGCATATCAAGTTGAAAGACATCCGCGCCGATCATCTGAACAGCTTCTATACTGATCTCGCCAAACCGGGGCAAAACAAACGTACCGGCGAAGGATTATCGGCAAAAACAATATTGGAGCATCACCGTTTAATTTCTACCGTGCTTGACCAAGCTGCGAAAGAGGGGGTTGTTCCGTTTAGTGTTGCATCAAAGGCAACCTTACCGAAGGTCAGCAAAAAAGAGGTCAACTATTTTCAGCCTGAGCAGGTGGCGGCAATTCGTGATGCGCTTGAAACAGAATCGCCGAAATGGAGAATGCTCACGCACCTGCTTCTAATTACTGGGGCGCGGCGCGGTGAAGTGCTGGGGCTGAAATGGAATACCGTTGACTTTGCGGGAAACCGCGTCCATATCTGCAACAACATTCTTTACTCGCCGGATATCGGCATATATGAGGATACGCCCAAAACCGCGACTTCGGATCGTTGGGTTTCTCTGCCAACGGAAACGATGCAGCTCCTTCGGCAATACCGGGCATGGCAGAACGCGGAACGGCTGCGGCTGGGGGAGTATTATCACGATCAAGGATTCTTGTTTGCGCAGGAAGACGGAAAACCGATGCACCCGGACAGCATAACAAGCTGGCTTGCCAAATTCAGCAAGCGTCACGGCCTGCCGCACATCAACCCTCACGCATTCCGGCATACAATGGCGTCATTGCTCTATTTCAACGGCGTCGATTCTGTGTCGATCTCCAAGAGGCTGGGGCACGCTCAAGTTTCGACGACCTGCGATATTTACAGCCATGTAATCGCGGAAGCAGACCAAAGGAACGCCGATATCCTGGGAGATATCTTTTTGAAAAAGGCGTGAACTTTTGAAAGCGAGTTGAACTAAAGTTGAGTTTTGCAGCATTGAGATTTTTCTAATTGCTTCGAAAAATACAAAAAACCTGCCAAATTCTTGCGAATTTAGCAGGTTTTTTGGTACGCCGTGAGGGATTCGA